TGGTGGCTTGAACGCGCAGTGCCAGAGTCCTATTCGAAAACTTCGACCGACCGCCCGCGTAAACCTATTGATAATCCGCGGGGCGAAATAAGCGGGGCGTAATGCTCCCAGAACCGGCCGAACATTGGGCGCCAAAGTTTTTTGTCCCCAGTCTCAGTGAGGAAACCCGCGGCGACGACGTTATCGACTTCTCAGCGACCCTGTTAAAGGCTTCGCGTGGATTCCGGGCCGGCGAACCGCTTGTTTTCACTGACTGGCAACAGTGGCTTATGAACCGGCTCATGGAGGTAAACCCCGAAACGGGTCTTTACCGATATCGCCGCGCCATTATCGGCCTACCCCGCAAAAACGGGAAGAGCCTTCTCGGAACGGCTATCGCACTGGAGCAGTTAGTGTATGGGCCGAAAGGTGGGCAACTGTTCTCTGTCGCCTCCGACCGGGCTCAGGCAAAAATCGTGTTCGGTGAGGCAAGAAACCAGGTTTTGAACAATCCGGCTTTATCTAAGGTAGTAAATGTCTACCGTGACGCGCTGGAAATGCCTACTACTGGAACGGTGTATCGGGTGCTTTCGGCAGACGCCGGCCGCGCTCAGGGATACGCTCCTTCGCTGGTTGTGATGGATGAGCTCCACGCTTGGCCTTCTGGCCCAACTAGCACACGGGGCGACGAACTGTATGAAGCACTTACTCAGGGTTCGGGTGACCGCGCCGAATCCCTCGTTGTAGGTATTACAACAGCCGGCGGAAATGTAGACACACTACTTGGGCGACTTTACGAATATGGTAAACAGCAGTGTGAGCTTTCAGTAGATGACCCAAGTTTTGACCCAAGTTTTGGGTTTTGGTGGTGGGAAGCAGGCGATGAGTCTGACCCCACCGACCCTAACGTTTGGCTGAAAGCCAATCCGAACTTAGCCGAAGGACTGCTTGACGAAGGAGACTTCCAGGCCGCTATTAAGGCGGCAGGCTCCAGCGGGTTCGCCGGGTTCCAACGCTTTCGCTTAAACCAATGGGTTCGACTAGCCGGGGAGGACTTTGTAAGCCCACACTTTTGGGCCGAAGCAAAAATGGGCGGCACTATCCCGCAAGGGGCGCGAATCACCGCCGGTTTTGACGGTTCCGTATCGGGTGACTCCACCGGCATTGTTATTCAAGACGTAAACACTGGACTCATCCAGGTTCACGCCGTTTGGGAACCCGACCCCCACAACCCGGATTGGGCGGTCGACCGAGATGACGTAAACGCCGCTATCGAAAAGATGTTCGACTATTATGATGTTCAAATGCTTTGGGCTGACCCCTCATTCTACGAACCGGATGTCCTCACTTGGTCGCAAACGTGGAAGCGCCGCGTGGAACGTATTCCGCCCACAACACACCGGATGGCTCCACTAGCCCAACAGTTTATTGCAGATTTAGTAGCGAAAGAGGTCGGACATAATGGAGACCCGCGCTTACAACGACACGTCCTTAACGCGGTGGCAACCGAGTCAGGGTCGTTCCGCAAGGAGAAACGAAACAGTCCACGGAAAATAGACTTACTGGCTTGCGCGGTGCTCGCTAATGGGGCGCGGCACGCGATAGCTGGAAAGCCACAAAGCTCACGAAGGGCAATCGTTCTATGACACTCACTCCAGATGAAATGGCGGCTGTTGACAGCTTGCAGAAAAAGCTTTCACGGCACGCGCCTAAGAACCTGGAACTCGAAAACTATTTCGAGGGCAAAAACCGCCTTAAGGATATGAAAATTAGTATCCCGCCGGCGCTGATTCACGTCGAATCGGTTGTCGGATGGCCTCACACTACAATCTCCGTTCTGGAACAGCGACTCGACTTTGAAGGATTCGTAGGCGCAGACACTCTCGGACTGAACGACATTTACCGCGATAACGACCTGGATGTCGAAAGTAGTCTTGGGCACGTCGACTCGCTTATCTATGGAACAGCGTTCCTAGTGGTTGGGCAGGGCATGGAGGGAGAACCGAGCCCGCTTATCACTATTGAATCTCCGAAGCGGATGACCGGCAACTACGATATGCGTTTACGCCGGCTCACTTCAGCGCTCGCCATTAACCGCGATGAGCGCGGCACTCCAGAATCGGGTGCTTTATATTTGCCAAACGAAACTATTTGGCTGGAATGGCAAAATGGCCTCCCCGTGGACGTGGAGCGTGACGTTCACAACCTTGGCCGTGTCCCAGTCGTGTTTATGGCGAATAATCCGCGTTCAGGCGACCCCTACGGCCGTTCAGAGATTACAAGAGCGATTAGGTCTTACACGAACAGCGCAATGCGCACCCTGCTTGGTGCGGAAATCGCCCGCGAGTTCTATTCCGCCCCGCAACGCTACGTTATGGGCGCCGATGAGGAAATGTTCACCGATTCGGACGGTAACGCGCTAGACAAATGGCAGGTTATCCAGGGCCGGCTTCTCGCATTGCCGATGAACGAGGAAGGCGGCACTCCGACCGTTGGACAGTTCCCCGCAAACTCGACCGCGCCCTACTTTGAACAGATTCGGGCGTTAGCTCAGCTAGTTGCCGCGGAAGCCGCTATTCCGCCGTCGTATCTCGGATTCCAAACCGATAATCCGGCTTCGGCAGACGCTATCCGGCAAATGGAGTCTCGTCTTGTGAAAAAGGCGGAACGTCGACAGAAACAGTTCGGTCGAGCATGGATGGAAATGGCAAGACTGGCTTTGCTGTTCCGTGATGGCGCAATCCCGGATGAAATTTCTGAAGTGCGACCGCTTTGGCGTGACCCGTCGACTCCGACAAGGGCCGCCGCCGCCGATGAAGCAGTGAAACTGATTAGCGCAGGCGTACTTTTGCCCGATTCCGAGGTGACCTACAACCGTATTGGCCTCTCAGAGACCGATAAACGGGTCATACGGGCCGAAAAACAAACCGTAGGTACTGTGGAGCTACTCCAAGCTCTTAGCGCCGCACAGACGCCCACAGCGACTCCAGGCACAACTGAAGAGTTCACTCCAGCGGAACCGGAACAGGCTGAACCGACCGGTGAGCCGCGTGGAGAAACCGTCGACACCTTCCAAGACCTATCCACGGGCGACATTGTGGAGTTCCCAGCCGGATATGGTCAGGTTGAACACATTATGACCGGCGGCGTGCTTGGTATCGAGGGCTCAGAGTTCGCAATCGAGGCCACCCCGGAAGACCCCGCTTTGCAAGTGAGAGTGTGGGAACAGGTTAATGGTGAGTGGGCGGCCACTGAGAACGTGATTGCTTTGCGATACTCCGAGGTGACTAGAATCGACGAACTGCCTTAATGACCCGCGAACAGACCATCCTGGACACCCGAAGCTACTATTTGGGCATTTACGCAACGGTTCAAGGAACTGCGGGGGCTCTTTTGCCGCGGCAGAAACTCACTGACCGGCAGAAAATGGCGGGCATAGTTCGTGAAGTGACGAATAGTGTTTATCGGGATGGCTCAGCGGCCGCAATCCAGGCTTCGAACGCTGTTTACTCTGAGCTCCGACGCGAATCGGGCATTACGGGCGAGTTCACGCCGGATGTTCCCGCCGCGCCAACCATTAGCCAGGATGTTGACCCTATCGTTGGCGAGTTCATTAAAGACGCTTACGGGCCGGACGCTTTAACTAATCCGACCTATTCGGGTGAGATTAACTGGGTTCGTGACCAAATCACAGACGCCGTTTATGACGCTTGGCTTTACTCACTGGAGAAAGCAGTCGGTAACGTGTTCCGTTCGAATATCGCCGCAAACGTGGCAAGAGACCCGCAAGCTATTGGATATCAAAGAATCGCCCGGTCGAACGCTTGCACCTTTTGTCGAGTCGTCGCATTAAACCTTTACACGTCATTTGAACAGGATGGCGGCTACCATACGAATTGCGCCTGTTATGCGGTGCCAATCTTTCAGGCCCAGTCACCGTACTTCCCGGAATACTATGAAGAGTTCGAACGGCAGTATGAGGAATACAAAGACGCCCCATTGCCGGAAGGCTATCAGGCCAGAGAGCTCCAAACGACTAACAAAGCCGAAGTGCGCCGCCGCGAAACCTTCCGACGTATCCGCGCCAATATCGAAGCGGAAACCCGTGACTTCGGAGTGGTCGACATTATCGAACAGGCTCCAGCGATTACGGAAATCGAACCGGGCGTATTCCAGCTAGGTGATAAGACTTACGACATTAGCCGTGGAGCAACCCACCTGAGTGAAGAGTTTAATGCCGCTGAGCGTGACGCATTAAGCAACTATGTGGGAATAAGCTATTCGTCAATTAACAGCTCGCTGAGAAACGATGAAGCGCCCAGCACTGTTCCGTTTGTAAACCAACTTGATTCGGCTATGGCTAAGTCGGTTACGACCGAACCGGCAACGGTTATCCGCGGTGTCGATATCCGAGCGTTTGACTTTAACGCCGACCCGGTAAGTGTTTCTAATCGACTTGACCAACTCAGGTTTACTGACCCGGACGCAGTTACTGAATACTTAAATAGTCTTGTGGGCGAGACAATCCTTGACCAAGGGTACTTGTCCACTTCGAATGTAGCCCGGGTTAATCCGGAAGTCCACGCTTTGCAGTATGGCAGTCGCGGCATTATCTTAGAAATCGACGTTCCTGCCGGGACAAGAGCGATTGATATTCCTTACGCGGTTCGGAGCACTCAGATTGTTGCAAACGAGCAAGAGTTGTTGCTTGACCGGCGCACTCCGATTAGGATTACCGAAGTTGTTACGCCTTGGACTGAAGACACCCCTGAAGATTTACGTCGTAGCGTGTTTCAGAAAACTTGGACACTGAAAGCGGAGGTTATTGAATGAGCGATGAGCGGCCAGAATATTGGACAGACGACACTCCCCGGTTTCTGATTAGAACAGAAGTGGACGGGTTGCCGGCAGAAGTCCCAGTCGCAGAGTTTGTAGAAAAGAAGCTCGGATTAAACGAATCGAACGACTAAACTAGCGCCTCCATTGAGGCGCCAGTTCAGACTTACTCACAGATTGTCCTCTTGCGATGGGGCTCAGAGTATTTACACAGAGGTTCAGAGCCTTAGCGGATAGCTATTCCGCTGAGTGAGCTTTCGCCCTAGCGCTTTCGCGCCATCCGATTAACTTGCCATTGACTTGGCTTGCCACCGAGGGACTTCTCTGTTGAGTTAGTGGTGCTTTCTGGATATCTCCGTCGAGCACATTCTAAATATAGCAGAACCCCAGTCTGGGCGCAAGCCCTACCTGGGAATAAGCTGAAAGCCGGTTTTGGGTGGACGCTATCCCTTAATCCGTGTTTAAACCTATTGAGACTTCCCCACCGGGGAAAGCCGCAAGGCTAACACTTCTGCATAGGAGAACGATGAGTGACGAAGTAACCGAAGCTACCGAATCTACTGAGGGCGTTGAAGCGCCGGTCGAGCCCGATGAGCCGCAAGGCACTGACGAAACCGATTGGAAAACTGAAGCCCGCAAGTGGGAACGTCGAGCTAAAGAAAGCGCTAAGTATCGTGAGGCCGCCGACAAGTGGGCTGAGTATGAGAAAAGCCAAAAGCCAGAACAGGAACGTATGGCTGACGAACTCGACCAGTTAAGGAAGGAAGCCGCTACTGCAAAGTTGGCGCTTCTCAGATATGAGGTAGCTCAAGAAAAGCAAGTCCCGCTTGAAGCGGTGCGACTGCTTTCCGGTGAGACAAAAGAAGAGCTTGAGGAAGCCGCTGATTCACTTTTGTCGCTTATCGAATCCCAAACGAAAAAATCACCTAAGCCCGATTCCATTCAGGGGCAACCGGTTAAGGGCGGCGGAACGACCGCTGACCAGTTTGCCGCGGTGCTTAGTGACCTCCTTTAGAAAGGTATTTAATGGTTGACATTAGCAGGTCTACTTCTGGAGTAGTCCTTCCCCAAGAGGTGTCCAGCGAGATTCTCGCTAAAGTTCAGGACGCTTCGATTATTCAGAGTGCCGCAAACCAGGTTACTCTTCCCGGCCCTGGAATCTCGTTCCAGCAGATTACCGGCGACGCTGTTGCTTCGTGGGTGACTGAGACCGGTGAAAAGCCTGTTTCAAATGCGACTCTCGCCACGAAGACCATGACCCCTTACAAGGTCGCGGTTATCACCACCTTTTCGCAGGAACTCACCCGTGACAAGGCGGCCCTTTACAACACCCTTATCGACCGGTTGCCGAACGCGCTCGCAAAGAAATTTGACGAGACTGTGTTCCACGGAACCGCGCCCGGTAGCAACTTCGACACCCTTGAGAGTGTCACGGAAATCGACTTCACGAACGTTTATGACGCTTTCGTGGATGGCGTGACCGACATTGGTGTTGCAGGGTACGAAGCTAACGGCATTATCTTGTCGCCCCAGGCTGAGGGTTCGCTGTTCGCCGCGAAAGACCTCCAGGAGCGCCCGCTGTTTATTGCCGACCTTCAGACCGAAGGCGCAATCGGCTCTGCTCTTGGCCGGCCTATCTTCCGCAGTCGCCACGTTTACAAGGCGGCTTCTGGAGGCAATGACGCCGTTTACGGTTTCATTGGCGACTGGACTCAGGCTTGGTGGGGAGCGGTGGAAGCCGTGAACATCAAGATTTCTGACCAGGCTTCGCTGACCATTGGGGAAGAGACTGTTTCTCTGTTCCAGAACAACATGGTTGCGATTCTGGCAGAGGTTGAGGTGTCCTTCCTCGCTCTGGATGAGGCCTTCCGCAAGTTCACTCTCGCTGGTTCTTAATCCGTTTGGGGGGCGGGTCGAATGGCCCGCTCCCCTGGGAAGTGAGGGTTTATGAGCACTTGGGCTACGCCGCAAGACATTATTGACCGCTGGGTTGGGCCTGGAGCTCCAACCGACACTGACCAACTGCAAGCGTTAATTGACGACGCTGAAGCTATCGTCCTTAAAGAGTATCCAGGTATTCAAGACCGTATTGATAGCGGCTCGTTAAACGAAGACCTTGTAGTAATGGTTGTGTCTCGCATGGTCACTCGACTGTTGCGAAACCCGGAAGGGCTAACCTACTGGCAACAGCAGACTGGCCCGTTTGGGCAGGCACGAAACTTTGGCGACGCGGCAACCGACATTTGGATGACTGTCGCTGAACGTGAACTGCTTCGCGCTGTGAGCCGCGGTAAGTCGTTTGCGGTAAACCTCGGGCCGAACGCTGTTTCGCCGCCGCTGGATGTTAACACTGACCTGGAAGACCTCGTTTGGAGGAATCTGGGTTGATAGTGCGAACTGACGAACCTATCTACATTCACCGAAAGACCGAATCGGGTGTCGATGAGTATGGCAATCCGACTTACACGGTGGAAGAAATACTGGTTCGAGACGCACTGTTTGCGTTTGGTAGTAGCACTGAACCTATCGACGTTGAACGTGACCCGGTAGACGCAAAGCTTACTTTGTATCTGCCTTACGGGACGGTCATTCAGGATGGGGACGAGTTCGAGATTCGCGGAACAATGTGGGTTAAGGACGGTGAACCTAACGAGTGGCAACAGTTGTGGCCCGGCTTTGTGCCTGGAGTGGCACTGACTGTTAGGCGGCGCGATGGCTAAGGCCGGCGATGTTAAGTTCGAGAAAGCGGCGTTTAAGAAGTTTATCCAATCCGCTGAAGTGACGAATCTGTTGCAACCGGCCGCTCAAGCTATTGCTAGGACTGCCCGCGCTACGGCTAAGGCCGCCGAATTAGGGTCTACCAGACTCGAAGGGTATGCGGGTGCCGGGTTCGGAGTCGAGGTTCAGAAACGGTCGAAACGGCAGAGGATTATTGTTAAGTCTAATGCTGACCCGAAACTGGCAATGCGTGTTCATTTTGCCACTCAGAAAAAGAATGGCATTGGGCATATGAGACAGGTGATGAAGGAAACTGGAGGGATTGAATGGCCGTCGAAGCGGTAATCTTTCCAGATATCGAACCTATCATTGTCGCTAAGCTTCAAACGTTCGTGGATGAGTCCACGGAGGATTACGCAAGTGACGTTCGGGTGGCGACAAAAAAGTTGCCGCCGGGTAATCCCCTCCAGTCCGAAGTGATTATTCAAGTGTCTTATCAAGAGACTCTGGATAAGGTTCGGCGGGGAGCGACTGTCCTTGTGGAAGTGTTTGCGGAAGACTACGGTACGGCTTCTGGCCTGGCCCACTTTATTGCAAGCAAATGCCCTAATCTTGTCGGTACTACTATAAAGTTCACTGAAGTGTCTATTGGGCCTTTCAGGGATGATGAGGAAGGGCCGCAAGAAAAAAGGTCGATGACCTTCGACCTTATCGTTAAGGGAGCTGACTACACGGCTCCAACACCAACCGGTTCATAGAAAGGGAGAGTATGGCTCTCACTGCTGATTCTGTTCGCGTAGGCGTAACAGGTGCCGTTTATGCGGGGGAAACTACCGCTTCGGCTCCTACCGCCGCAGATTCAACCCTTACCGGCTTCACTGACCTCGGTTATGTTGGGCCGGATGGAGTTGAGGAAACCCGTGACCGTTCTACAAGCCAGATTCGGGCTTGGCAGAACAGTGACCTTATCCGTGAGGTTGTGACCGAAGCTACGGCGACGTTCACCTTTATGCTCATGGAAACGACCACTGCCACTTTGGAGCTTTACTACGGGGCGACTGTTGACCCCGCGGATGGCTCGGTTGAGGTTGACCCGGCGGCTACCGGCGGCAAAAAGTCCTTCGTTATTGACGTTGTGGATGGCGACTCAAAGATTCGCACTTATATCCCTTCGGGTGAAGTGCTTTCCGTCGAGCCGCAGACTGCCGCTAACGGTGAGGCCGTAATGTACGGAATCACTATCACTGCTTACGTTTCTGCTGACGGATACTCCTACAAGAAGTTCTTGTCTGACCTGGAAGCGTCTTAGTAACCCCGTGAGGGGGCGGTCGCGGTCACTGCCCCTTCACGGTTCTAATATGACCGCAAACGAAAGGCCGCAAAATGTTTAAATTCACCATTGATAAGACTGAGTATCAAATCCCGCAGTTCCTAGATATTCCCGCCGGTGCGCTTCGTAAGTCGCGTAAAGGCACTGATGAAATCGACAAGCTGTTTATTATCCTTGAGGAAACGATGGGGGAGAACAGTAAGGAGATTAAGGCTCTTGACACTCTGAGCGCGAAAGAGCTTGGTGAGTGGATGAAGGAGTGGACTCAGGGGGCAACGCTGGGGGAAGCCTTAGACTCAGACGGTTAATATCTGATTATCCGGCTGAGTTAGCAAGTGACTTCCGAGCTTTCTACCATTTTGGAATAGACGATATCGGCAAAACTGTTTCGCTCCTTGAGGCGACTCTGTTAGTACGAATGCTGTTACGTATGCCCGAATCGGCTTTGCAGGCAAAGATTGCTGGATGGGACTACCCAATCACCCGCGAATGGGTAGTGATGGCTCACTTGTGGGAGCTCACCGCTCAGATTAACTCGAAGCGTAAAGTAAAGCCTTACCCGAATCCGTTTAATAATAATTCCAGCTCTCGGATGGGCAAGACTGACCTTCCCTCTTCGGTGGTGAAAAAGATTCTATCTTCGATGAACCCGAAGGAGGAAAGTGTCTAGTCTCGCAACGGCGTTCGTCGCAGTCGTACCCAGCCTTGAAGGGTTCCAGAAAAAGCTCAAAGAAGAGCTTGGGCCGGCGATTAAGAACGCCGGAACTGACGCTGGGAAGAAAGCCGGAGGTTTCTTTTCCGGCGCGATGAAGGGCGCCCTCACTGTTGGCGCTGTTGCGGCGGGTGCGGCCGTTGCCGGGGTTGGCGCTACGCTGACTGCCGGCTTTGGCCGTTTGCAAGGACTGGAAAACGCCCGCAACTTGTTGCAGGGTATCGGTCTAGATTCTGCCACTGTCGAGGGCACGATGGATTCCGCCCTGGCTTCGGTGGAGGGTACTGCCTATTCGCTGGACGCGGCCGCTGGAGTTGCCGCTAGTGCTGTTGCCGCCGGTGTGGGGCAAGGTGAAGAGCTAACAAGCTACTTGTCGACCATTGCTGACGTCGCTTCGGTGTCGGGTTCGTCGCTGGATGAAATCGGCGGCATTATGAACAAGGTTACGACTAGCAATAAGGCGACTAACCAGGAGCTTGCTCAGCTTAGCGACCGCGGTTTACCCGTTTATCAAATGCTTGCCGAAGAAGCGGGTGTTTCCGCTGACGCCATTTTTGATATGGCTTCCCGCGGTGAGATTAGTGCCGAAATGCTTGGAGACGCATTAGACGCTAATCTTGGTGGGGCGGCGCTTAAGGCCGGTGAGACTACTGAAGGCGCGTTTGCAAATATGCAAACGGCGGTCGGTCGACTTGGTGCTACATTCCTGGAAGACCTATATCCAGTTTTTGGTGACCTATTCCGTGGAGTGCAAGACGCGCTTGGGCCACTACAAGACGCCGCTGGGGAGATTGGCACCCAACTGGCCGCCTCATTAGGCCCAGTTATCGAACAGCTAATCACTATGCTCCCCGGCCTGTTCGAATCCATTCTGCCTCTTGTGCCGCTCATTGTGGAGCTCGGAGGGGCGCTGGCAACCGCATTTGTGCAAATCATTCCGGTTGTCATGGATGTTATTGCCGCGCTCATTCCGGTGATAATGGCACTGATTCCACCATTCCTAGAACTCCTACCGGTACTAGTTGACCTTATAAATATGGTGCTTCCGGTATTCGCTGAGCTACTGCTTTCACTTGTTCCAGTTATTCAACAGCTCGCTCCAATCCTGATTAACCTGGCCATTGCGGTGTTTATGCCGCTCATTCCAGTGTTGCTTAAGCTTATGGAAGCGTTTATGCCACTCATTGCGCAAATCCTTCCCCCGCTGGTCGACCTACTGGTTATGTTAACGCCAATCCTGGTGTTCCTGGCCGAAGTGTTTGGCGCTATTCTTATCGCCGCTATTAACATTCTGGCCGGCGTACTCGATGTCCTAATCGGTATCTTCACTTGGCTAGTGGAAACTATCCAAGGGTCGCCGGAGGGCATTGTCTCAGTGTGGGAAGGCATTGTCACCTGGTTCTCCGAGCTCCCCGGCAAAATTGGAGAGTTTTTCTCCGACGTAGCGACCTGGTTGCTAGAAGCCGGCGCTAA